CGTGATTGTGATCGATTACGCTCAAAAGTAAAAGACCCACGAAGTAAAGACAGCTCAAACACAGTTTTATCAAAACAGTTTCCAGGCGGCAATATTAATATTGTTGGGTCTAACTCAGCAGCAGGGCTCGCTTCAAGACCAATTCGTATTTTGCTTTGCGATGAAATTGATAGGTACGATCCTAGCGCAGGAGCAGAAGGAGACCCTATTAACTTAGCTGTAAAACGTACAACAACCTTTTGGAACAGAAAAGTATTTATTACTTCAACGCCAACTATCAAAGGCTTATCAAGAATTGAAATTGCGTTTGAACAATCAGATCAACGCTATTATCATGTGCCCTGTCCTGAATGTAATGAATATCAAACGCTTGAATGGGAACAAATACATTGGGAATCTAAGAAGCCTGAAACAGCCGAGTACACTTGTAAGCATTGTGATGTAGTAATTCCGGAAACAAAAAAGATGTGGATGCTTTCTAAAGGTAAATGGGTAGCTACAGAAGAAACTAAGAAAACAGCAGGTTTTCATATATCTGAGTTATATTCACCCTGGAGAACATGGAAAGATATGGCTGTTGATTTTTATGCTGTAAAGAGTCAGCCTGAAATGTTAAAGACTTGGGTCAATACTGCACTAGGTAAAACATTTGATGATCCGGGGGAAAGTATTGAGCATAGCTCATTAATGAATCAAAGAGAAGAATATGATTATACTAATATTCCAAATAATGTTTTATTAATTACAGCCGGCGTTGATGTTCAGGGCGATAGACTCGAGGCTCAAGTTATTGGCTGGGGTCAAAACAATGAAGCTTGGGTTTTAGATTATCGTGTATTTTTTGGAGACCCTTCAAGTAATATTGTTTGGAAAGATTTAGATACTTATTTAGGAACAACGTTTAAGCGTGAAGATGAAAAAACTTTAAGAATAGCATGTGCTTGTATTGACTCTGGTGGTCATCATACACAACAAGTTTATGCTTTTACTTCAAAACGTGTACATAGAAAAGTATTTGCTATAAAAGGCCAATCACAAAGCAATAAGCCAGTTGCTGGTCGTCCATCTTTTATTGGCCGGTCTAGGCATATACTTTATCCTGTTGGTTCTGATACTGCAAAAGAAGCTATATATACAAGATTGAAATCTGAAACAAAAACAATACACTTCCCAGCTACAGTTGATGAAGAATACTTTCGACAGCTTACATCAGAAAAACGAGTGATCAAATACTTCAAAGGCGCTAAAAAGTTTGAATGGGTTAAAAAGACAACACGTAATGAGGCTCTCGATACTTTTGTTTATGGATTAGCTGCTTTGTATATATTACAGCCAAATTACGATCGCTTAGAGCAGTTGATTAATAAAAACAAATCTACACAAGCTGAGCATAGTAAAAATATAAAACAAAACTCTTTTAAAGCTAACCATAGACCTAACTGGGTTAATGATTGGAAATAATTATATAAAAAGGTATACATTTATATATTATTTGTTATAATTTTTTGTATGTTAGGAGATATTAAAAAACTAAACAGGTATTACAAAATATACCGGTTTATTAACAAAGCATCCGATAATGAAAAATTGCATTATCTTGAATTTCGTGCTAAGTTTATTCAAGAAGAGCTTGACGAGCTTATAACGGCTATTAACAATGATGAGCCTGATGAAGTAGTCGACGCTTTTATTGACATTATAGTAATTGCTTTGGGTTCATTAGATGCATTTGATGTAGATATCAAGCAAGCATGGAAAAGAGTACATCATGCCAATATGCAAAAAGAAACAGGTATTAAAGATACAAGGCCTAATCCATTAGGATTACCTGATCTTGTAAAACCTAAAGGCTGGCAAGCACCACAACATTTTGATAATGTTGGTAAATTAGATTTTTTAAATAAGGAGTAACATATGTCATTTGAAAAATGGTTTCATAAAAATATATTTATAATTACATTAATTATTATTTTACCTTTACTATTAGCAACAATTTTTAAATAAGGAGTAAATTATGCATTCAGTATTAAGCGAAGCAGCAGCTTTACAAAAACAAAAAGAAGAAGATTACAACTCGGTTGATTCAGAAGCTAAACAAGAATACTTTCCATATGGTCATTATTCATATTTACAAATGATTCAAACAAAAGTAAAACGCTTAGAGTCAATAGCATTTGATGATAAAAAACCTAACTTTGAATCTAGCTATGATTCAGTTTTAGATTTAATTAACTATGCAAGTTTTTACGGAGCTTATTTAAAAAAACAAAATGGAAAATGAAAAACAATATTTTGCTTTAGTTAATAAAGTATTAACCGAAGGTGTTAAAAGAAACCAAGAAAGAACAGGCGTAGGCACATTAGGTGTATTCGGTGCAAATCTTGAATTAAATTTAAAAGCTGGCTTTCCATTATTAACACATCGTAAAATATTTTATAAAGGTGTAATTGGTGAGCTTATTGCTTTTTTGCGAGGTCATACAAATGTAAATGACTTCAAAACTCTCGGCTGTAATTACTGGGATGCTTGGGCTGAAGAAGATGGTAACTTAGGTCCCGTATACGGCTCTCAATGGCGTAACTATTCTGGTTTACAAATTGATCAGTTAAAAAATGTTATTAAAGAAGCTAAGACTAATCCAGAGTCAAGAAGATTATATGTAACAGCATGGAATCCAATTGACGCAGATAAAATGGCATTATTACCTTGCTTTCACGGCTTTCAATTATTTATTCATAACAATCATTTAAGTTTATTGGTTAACATGCGCTCGTCTGATGTAATGGTGGGACTTCCTTCGGATATATTGTTTCATTCATTATTAATGTTAGTTTTGTCTAATGAATTAGATACAACTCCTCACAGACTAATATTTAATTTAGGCGATGCGCATATCTATAACAATCATATACCATTTGCAAAAACAGCTCATGAATTAGAAATATTTAATCCGCCTTCTGTAAAATTACATTATGAGTCTGGTATTGATAATTTATATCCTGCTGATTTTATTATTGCAAGTTATAAACATAATGCAGCTCAAAGCCTAAAAGTCAATGTCTAGTTATTCAGATTCCTGGAATTTAAAATATTTAACGCTTGCTAAAAAGTTTGCTAGCTGGTCTAAAGACCCATCTGTCCAGGTTGGAGCTGTAGCTATTGGAAATCGTGGGCAAGTATTATCCCAGGGATATAACGGTTTTCCTAAAGGGTTTGATGACTCTGAAATGATATATAAAGACTCGAAATTAAAAAAAAATTATATTATTCACGCAGAAATGAATTGTATATACCATGCTACTTTAAACGGCATATCTTTAGAAGGATCAACTTTATTTGTATACGGTTTAGATGTATGTCATGAATGTGCTAAAGGTATTATACAGGTAGGTATAAAAGAAGTTGTTACTTATTCTTCGCATAAACCAAAAGACAAATGGATTGAAAGTTTTAAAGCATCGCAAGAATTATTTAAAAAAAGCAATATAAATCATATCAAAATAGGCTAAAATAAATATTTCATATAATGTAACAAATCATTATAAATACTCGTTATAATCGGGTATAGATATATTTTTAATTTATGGCCAATCAATTTGACAGTACATACTATCCTACAACTGAACCTAATGAATTACAGCTAGGGGATTTTTGGGCATGGAAAAGAACCGATCTTTCTACGGATTACCCTACAGCGTCATATAGCTTATCATATGAATTTAATTTAATTGACGGAGCTACAGTATCTAATTTTACATTAACAGCTACTGAATCAAATAATGATTATATTATTGAAAGCACTAATACAACTTCATATACTAAAGGTGAATACAATTGGATTGCCTATATTACAAGATCAAGCGATACAGCAAGAATAAAAATAGGCGAAGGTTTTACTGAGGTTCAAGATAACTATGCAACTACAACGGCTTCAGTTAGAAGTCATGCAAAAAAGGTATTAGATGCAATTGAAGCAGTAATTGAAAACAGGGCAACTATGGATCAATCATCTATGAGTATTGCAGGCAGGTCATTATCAAGGTTAACTGTTGATGAATTAATGTTATTTAGAGATCGTTATAAAACAGAATATTTAAAAGAAGTAAAAAAAGCAAGAATTAAAAATAACAAAGACTCAGGCAATGCTATCAAAGTGAGGTTTTAAATATGGCTTGGTATGACAGGTTTACAAATACTAATAAAAGAAAAGTAAAAAAAATATCATCCGCCCGTAGATATGCCGGTGCTAATACAGGTAGATTATTTTCAGACTTCCAGGCATCTAATACATCAGCAGATGCAGAAATTAAAGATCAATTAAGAATTTTAAGAGACCGAAGCAGAGACTTAGCGCGTAATGATTCGTATGTAGCTCGTTACTTAAATTTAATGATAAGCAATATTATCGGAGCTAATGGCATTCGGTTAAGCGTTAAAGCAAGAAACCCAAAAGGTGATTTAGATATTTTGGGCAATCAAACAATTGAGCAAGAATTTAAAAGATGGTCAAAAATGGGCAACTGTACATTAAACGGGCGCCAATCATTTTTAGATTGCCAAAAATTATTTGTTGAAGCATTAATGAGAGATGGTGAAGTTTTAATTCGCCACGCTACTCCAACAGATTCAAGGTATAAATATAAAATTCAATTCCTAGAAGCAGATCATTTAGACGAGCAAAAAAACGGCGTAAATTCAAAAACAAAAAATAGAATTAAAATGGGCGTGGAAGTGGATCGCTTTGATAAGCCAGTTGCTTATTATTTATTTAAAAATCATCCTTACGATAATACGTACCAGTCGCCCAAAGAACATATAAGAGTGCCCGCTGAGGAAATCATACACGCTTACATGCCGACGCGAGCAGAGCAGACCAGAGGAGTTCCTATGACTGCTTCTGCTATGCCTCAAATAAAAATGCTTAACGGCTATATGGAAGCTGAGATTACAGCGGCTCGTGTATCAGCGGCAAAAATGGGATTCTTTACAAGCCCTGATGGCGATGGGTATGTTGGAGAAGATTATGAAGATAACTTCACTCCTATTATGGAAGCATCAGCAGGAAGTTTTGAACAACTGCCAGCCGGTATGGACTTTAAATCCTTTGACCCGGATCACCCATCAACAGCTTTTGGGCCATTTACTACCCAGGTTTTAAGAGGAATAGCTTCAGGTTTAAATATTTCGTATCATGCTTTAACAAATGATTTAAGTTCTGTTAATTATAGTTCATTACGAGCAGGGGCTCTTGAAGACAGAGAAATGTATAAGCTATATCAACGTTTTGTAGTTGATCATTTTATGAGACCAGTATTCGAAAAATGGTTAGAAATGGCAATATCAAGCGGGGCCATTGTAATGGGAAGCGAAGCTAATGCTCCTTTGCCAATGGGAAAATACGATAAGTTTTCCAATAATGCAATCTTTATAGGAAGATCATTTCAGTGGGTAGACCCTCAAAAAGAAATGAATGCTTCAATTAACGGCATGCAAGCTGGTCTTGTTACATATCAAGATGTTCAATCAAATTACGGAAGAGATGTTGAAGAACTATATGAGCAACATGAAAGAGAACAAAAATTAGCTGAACAGTATGGAATACAAACAGCGTTCCAGCCGTTTGGAATTAAGCTACCAATTGAACCTGATGTTAAGGGAGGCGAAAATAATGGCGATACCGACTAAAAGAATGAAAGAAGATGCTCAAAGAGCATTAGATTGGCGTAAAGAATTTGGTAGAGGCGGAACCAGAGTTGGACTTGCTAGAGCAAATCAAATTGTCAATGGTGATAACTTATCAGATAGTACAATTAAAAGAATGTACAGCTTTTTTAGTAGGCATGAAGTAGATAAAAAAGCACAAGGTTTTCAACCTGGCGAAGAAGGATTTCCAAGTAATGGCCGTATTGCATGGGGTCTTTGGGGAGGAGATGCAGGTTTTAGCTGGTCAAAAAAACTAGTTAATCAAATGAAAAATGAAAAAAGTTTCAATTCCAATGAATTGGAAAAACATCCTTTATTAACAAATAAAGAGGAGAAATCTATGAATAAAGAAGATAGACATATCCTTAATGTGACTGAAACAGACAACACTGTAGTTGTTGAGTTTGAAAAGCATAAGGATGTCAAAAACGAAGATGAATTTGTTGATTCAAAAGATTCTTTGCGTCAAAATAAAGATAATCTTGATATTGATATTGCTATAAATTATAGGACTATTGATTTATCGAAGCATTCTTATCTTGATGAAGAAAAAAGATTGGTTCGTATTGGCGTAAGTTCAGAAGAACCGGTTGAACGTTCATTTGGCTTAGAAGTGCTAAGCCATGAACAAAAAGATATAGATATGGAATTTATATCTTCTGGTAGAGCTCCCTTTTTGTTAGACCATGATATGTCTAAACAAATTGGAGTGATTGAAGAATTTAAACTTGATGAGGCAGCAAAAAGGACTATTGCTGTAGTAAGGTTTGGCCGCTCAGCTCTTGCTCAAGAAGTTTTCCAGGATATTCAAGACGGTATTCGCATGAATATTAGTGTTGGGTATAGAGTAAATAAATTAGAACGAGATAATGATGGCGAAGAAGATTACTACAGGGCAGCTTGGACTCCAATGGAAGTTTCAAGTGTTTCAGTTCCTGCCGATCAATCAAGACTTGTCGGAGTTGGTCGTTCTGCTAACTTAAATAAAGGTATTATTATGACAGAAGAAAAAAAACAAGATATTAATCTTGA